AGGCGCAATTCTATTCCTCGCTGAAGCAGTTGGAGCGCGCGGGCCAGGTCTCGCAGATCGAGCTGCAGAAGCGCTACCCGCTCGAGGTCAACGGCGAGACCGTCTGCACCTATTTCGCCGACTTCGCTTTCCACGACGCCATCCAGGACCGGTATCGCGTGGTCGATATCAAGGGCGTCGTCACCAAGGACTTCTCTATCAAGCGCAAGCTGATGCGCGCAATCCACGGTATCGAGGTGGAGGTGATCCGTTGACCAACGTCATCGTGCTGAACGACCACGTCGCGAAGGCCTGGGAGGCATACACCGCCGCCCAGCAGCTTGCCGCAACGACCGGTAAACTTGAGGACGGCATCGCCGCCGGCCGCGCGTGGCGCCGCTGGCTCGCCCTCTTCATGAATGAGGAACAGAAGGCATTCATCGGCGGCAAGAGGGCGTCTGCATGAACGCGCCTATGTTCGATGCAAACGCCTACGTCGCCGAGATCGAGCAGAACGTGCTCGGGTCTCTTATGTTCGGTGGTGACAGCGCCGAAACGCTCGCGATCCTGCATGAGCATCATTTCGTTCAGAAGTACCATCAGGTCATCTACCGGGCGATCCGAGCAGCGCGCGACCGCTACAACCTCTGCAATCCGATCCTCGTCAAGAAATTGATCCCGGAAGATCAGGCAGCGGATTTTGAGAAGGTGATCGGCCGCAAGCTGCCAGAATACCTCGCCCACCTGATGTCGTCGGCAACTGTCGGCGCCGCCGGTTCGGTAGAGAACGCGAGGAAGATCATCGAGCAATGGGCTCGGCTCGCCCTCGCTAACGAGGCTGGACGGATTTATGCCGCAGCCAATGATCCGATGGCCGATGTCCGAGTAATAGCTCACGACGCCGCCAGAACGATCGATGATGTCATGGCGGAAGTTCGTTCCGGCGGAAAGCGCAAGTCGCGCGTATCGATCGCCAGTGCAGCGATGCAGGCCGTCACGTCGGCAGCCGAAGCGAAGCAGAACGGTTCCGGCCTCACCGGTATCACCTGGGGCCTTGCCGATCTGAATCGTATGACAGGCGGAATCCAGCGCCGGGACCTCACTCTGATCGGCGCGCGTCCGTCTATGGGGAAGACGACGGTCGCGCTCTCTGTCGCCATCGACGCGGCGAAGGCAGGTGTCTGCTGCGGCATAGTCTCTCTGGAAATGGACGCCGAGAAGCTGGCCGCGCGTGCCATCTCCAATGTGCTCTACGACTGGCGAGGGGCAATTCCCTACGGCGACATCATCCGCGGCGACGTCACCGATGAGCAACTCGACCTGATCGTCAGCGCCCAGGAGAAATTCAACCGCTTGCCGATCATCATCGATGACCAATCGGGGCAGACGGTAACCGACATACGCACTCGCGCCGAGCGCATGCTTGAAGATAGTCGAACGGACGGAAATCCGATGTCCGTCCTGTTCATCGATCATCTCGGTCTTATCCGGCCATCGTCGCGCTACAGCGGCAACCGGGTCAACGAGATAGCCGAAGTCACGTCCGGTCTTAAGTCGCTCGCCAGAGAGCTCGATATCGCCGTTGTGCTCCTCTCGCAGTTGAACCGCGCGCTTGAGAGCCGGGAAGAGAAGCGGCCGATGCTTTCGGATCTCCGCGACTCCGGTGCGATCGAGCAGGACGCCGACATGATCGCCTTCCTGTTCCGCGAGGCCTACTACCTGGAGCGCGCGACCGGCGGGGCTCAGGAGGAGCAGATGGTCCGTGAGGACCGCCTGGATCAATGCCGGAACAGTCTCGAGTTCATTATCGCCAAGCAGCGTAACGGACCGCTCGGTACCGTGCATCTCTTCGCTGACATGGCCTACTCAGCAGTACGGAATGGAGCGCGCCAATGAGCGATTTCCCTTGGGTCAGATTCTTCCCGTCTGACTGGCTCGCCGGAACGCGCGGCATGAGCGCTGTCGAGACCGGCGTCTACATCACTCTCGTCGCCACCATGTACGAGCGCGGCGAACCAATCCCGGAGGACCAGGCGCGCTTGGCGCGTCTGTGCGGTGCATCTAATTCTGCCTTCAAGAAGGCGCTCGACACTCTCATTGAAGAGGGGAAAGTCACGCGCGTCGACGGCGGTCTTTGGAACGATCGCGTCGAAAAAGAGAAAGTCTACCTCTCGGAAAAGTCAGAGGTAGCCCGACGCGCCGGAAAAATGTCAGCCGAAAAAAGAAAGCAAAATCAAGAGGCGGAGGCAACAGGCGTTCAACGGTCGTTCAACGGGCGTTCAACCAAGCCAGAAGCCAGAAGCCAGAAGCCAGAAGCTACGCTTAGCAGCGTAGCCGCGCCGCCGGCTGCGCAGATCGATTTCGACCATCTCCAAAGCAAACTCGCGGATGCCGTTGATGGCAAGATCCAGCCTCACGGGTCATTCGTCGTCGGGCCGATCGCCGAGCTCGTGGCAAAGGGCGTCAGCCTCGAACTCGACGTTCTCCCGGTGATCCGTTCCAAAGCCGAGAAAATGATGCGGCCGGCGCAGTCGTGGGCGTACTTCGTTCCGATGATCCGAGAAGCCTACGAGCGACGCATTGCCGCCGGCCGAGCGCTGCCACCGCCGCCCAAGATCGGCCAGAGCGACGACGATTGGGCGCGCCGTCTCCGTTTCGCGAGAAAGCGTTCAGGCTGGAGCCATGACGAGTGGGGCCCAGCGCCGGGAGAGACCGGGTGCCTTGTCCCGACGCATCTACTGCAGCCTGGCGACGGTCGCGGCTGGCAGGAACTCAAAGCAGAGCCAAAACGGAGCTTGGTAGCATGACCATCCAGCACCGCACCGTTGACATCGAAGCATCGGCCAAGCTCTGGAAGGAAGGCCTGTCCGCTTCGCAGATTGCGAGCAGATTCGGCGTCTCCCGCAACGTCATCGTCGGCCTAGCCTACCGCAACCGCGATCAGTTCCCCGCACGGCAGAAGCGAACGCTTGCTCCGGTAAGGCGTGAGCCGCCACGTCCGCGCAAGCAGGCTCCGGAGCCAACGCCGGAACCGGAGATCCCGGCGACCGCCTATGACGCCGAGCGGCTCCAATCCGCGAAGCAACTCCACCAACTTTCGGCCGGCGAATGCTGCTGGCCTCTGAACACTGGCGGCCCGTACCTGTTCTGTGCGGCGGAAACGACGGGCCGCTACTGCCGAAACCACCATGCAAGGTCCTTGCCGAAGAAATCGAGGGTGAATGAATGACGATGGTAGCGAACAGCAACCGACAGACGGCCTGGTATGCGGTCAGAGCCGTCCCTGGCTATCAGCGGATGGCGACTATGCTCGAGCCTGCGAATGATGAAACGGAGGAGGAGAAGCTTTCCCGCGAGCGGCGCAAGGGCGAAAGCATCCTCGAACGCAATCTCCGCAATGGGGGTATCGACGTTTACATGCCGTCATTCTGGGCGATCACTCAGCATCAGCGCACGAACAAAATGCTGGAGCGCCGCTTCCCGCTGTTGGTCGGCTATGCCTTCGTGAACATCAGCCAGAGGGATTTCGAACGCGTCCGAAACATCGACGGCGTCATGTGCTTCCTTCGCCCCTCTGCTGATCGGGGGCCCATCGTCTTCCCTGACACTGACATCGGCAGTCTCATGTTCGCCGATTTCCAGAAACGACAGCAGTGGGAACGCGAGCGCACAGAGAGGCTGGTCCTGTCTCAAAACCACCGCCGCAATACGCTCAACAAGCGGCTCGGTTTGGTCTTCCCGAAAGGCCGACGAAAGAAAATACCGCTGCGGATGATGGCAGAAGCCGCAATTGAAGATCTATCGCCGGCAAGTCGTCAACAGGTTTTCAAGATTCTCAACGAATTGAAGGCTATGGACAGCGAGATGGAGGCTTGCAGGGCAAGCTCGAGGGCTTTATATTCAGTCGCGTGATTTGGGTGTGCAGTCGGACCTTGCCAACCGCAACGGGAATACTCGACGGCCCAGCCGGGAGCTCTCCAACTCCTGCCCAATGGGAAAATGCATCCAAAATTCAGGGCGGCTTAGACCGCCCTTTTCCAACTCAGATTGCCCGGTAGTGCTGCTGGAAAATGCAGATAGACCCCGACTGGGCAAGCGCGACCACCCGATGACCGCCGTCTATGCGGTAGGGTGGTCGCCTTCAGACATGGCCGGGAACATACCATGCTCGCGAAGTGGACCGTGATCTTGCCTTACTTCATCGTCGAGTGGTTGGCGAAGCGGTATTGCGAGCGGGTGGAAGCGGTCACTGGATACGAGTCCAGCAACCCATATCGCGGCACCATCCTTTCATGGCCCAAGGCCAAATAGCTTCACGTCGGCGTAGAGCAGCCCGGTAGCTCGCCAGCCTCATAAGCTGGAGGTCGCAGGTTCGAATCCTGTCGCCGCAACCACTTTCGTGCCGCCGTGAAAACGGATGGCCGCCTCAAGCAGGCGATATCGGGCTGCCAGACGGTCACAGTTCGGGAAGAGGTGACATCTATCCGCCCATGCTACGGCATGGCTTCCCGAGCAGATCAGGACGGCAGCGAATACGCCCCGGAAACGGAACCGTCCTGACACATACGGCTGCTGAATGTCGTGCAGCAGAGCGCCGGCTTTAACCGGCCACAGCCCGTCTCTGTTCGCAGGGGCGGGTTTTCGTTTGAGGAGACCGCCCATGCACTACCGCTTTGTGGAAGTGGAAGGCGAAGAAGACGACCTCGATCGTGTCGCCAACGAGTGGCGCGCCAAGGGCTACCAGCTATTCCAGGCCGTCTACAAGACCACCTACCGGTGGGTGCTGGTCTTCGAGCGCGCCGATCAGACCTGAACCATTCCCAGCCAGAAAAAAGGAAACAGCATGCACAGCTACCGAAGTATGATCTTCGCCGGCCTGGCTCTGATTGCCTGCGCCCTTGCCATCACGCCGACCGCCGCCTCGGTCCCCATCGATCCTGGCATCAACGCTCCGCTCTCGGTCCTGCATGACCATCAGGCGCCGGTCGCCATCGACATCGCCAAGATGGCGCTGAGTTGCGAAGCGCGGGACACGCCGGCGCCGGTCGCCCTTCGAAGTAGCTTCTCCACCGCCCACATGACCGTGGCCGCTCGCAGCCTGACATCCGGTACCGTCCGCTTCATCGAACTCCGACGAAGATGCTAGCGGACTGACCATAAGAGCACCGCCCCGCAAGCCTGAAAATACAAAGGTTTGCGGGGTTATTTCAGACCGCAGAGCACCACCCGATGTCCCGCTTTGTGCCCTCGTCGAGGGTAGAAACCGCGACATGATAATGCCCAGAAGGTTTCTCCCATGCCCGTCCTGAAAAACGCCCGGCATGAAGCGTTCGCCCAAGAGCTTGCTAAAGGCAAGACTGCCGACGAAGCATACAAGCTCGCAGGCTTTAAACCGAACCGCGGAAATGCTGCGACACTAAAGCAGAAACAAAGCATTTCAAAACGCGTCGCCGAGCTTCTCGAATGGGAGCAGACGGTAGAGCGAAAGGCCACCGAGAAGGCCATAGACAAGCTGGCCATCACGAAAGAGCGTGTCCTGGCAGAGCTAGCCAAGATCGGGT